CTCGTTACTGGCGATGGTCACCAGCAGCTCAGGCTTGAAATTGATGATCTGAGTTCCGTACTTCCGCTCTGCCCGCAGCGTGTCCGAAGCTGACGTCAGTTTCTTGAGCGTGTCGAGGCGCTTGCTGAAGGAGGCTTCGTCCGTGAGGAGCAGAAGACGCTTACCGATCAAGCTATGAGCTTCGAAGCGGTTCGTCTCAATCGTTTCCAAATCAGACGTATGTGTGCCCGTGAAGCCAGCCAGAGCAATCAGGATCTGCTGCAGCGTGGACTTACCGGATCCGCCCGCACCGATCAGGTGAAGGAACTTTTCACCCGTTGTATATCCGGTCAATACAGCCCGGCAGAATGCCTGGATAATTACCACCTTGTCGACGCCAACTGCCCACTCCAACCAGCCGAGGAACTTAGGGCACGCAGGGTCTTCACCGTATTGGAAGGCAAGCTTGGTCTGGAAATACATGTCTTTATGATTTCCAGGCTTGAACTCCAGAGTTTTGGTGTCAAGTACACCGTTCTCGAAAGCAACCTTGCCTCGGTTGGTCTGCCAGATAGAGGAGCGACCGCCCCGAACTGAGCGCAGCAGCTTTGCCTTCAGCAACTGAAATACGGAGTTCACAGTTGCCGAGTTGTAGCGTGGCAGAACCCCAGCCTGAATAAATGTGTCCAGTGTGCTGACAATACGCCGTTTTATATGTTGTTCATCGTTCAGATACCAGATTCCTTCGTCGTTATCGTATGTAAAGAACTCATCCAGGCTGGAATCAAATAGGAAGCTGTCACCGTAGTTGCTTACGATAATCTCAGCAATATCGTTTTCGGAGAACTGCCTGTTGTTGTTCTGAATCTGAACTAACTGCGCAGGCGTTTGAGGAGTGGGAGGCATTTCGGGGGGATCTTCTGTGACTGTAAATGTTGATGTCGGTTCGGGAGTAGCTTCGATCTCGAAGTTTTCGATGCTCAAGATCGAGTTACTTGGTTTTGGTTTCTTGGCTTTGATTTGTTCTTTGATTGTGTCGGGACACTTGCTATCGAACAAAGCCCGATCTACATATTTTATCTTTTTCCAGGGTGCAGTCTCGCCCTCCTCCGACGCCATGGCGACAGCGGGAAGCAGCGTGGATGCGTCGGAAATGCTTCCGAGAATCCGGTTGAACTTGCCATCGAGGGCTGGGTCGTACTCGTAGATATTCTCGAATATTTGGTGCGCCATGTCAAGGGGGCGCTGCTTAATTGGGAGGTCATTGGCTCCGAGCCAGTTGGACCACCCGATCAGCTCCTTCAGCGCTACTGCCATGCTGAACGACCTGTCCTCTACGGGAGCCCCCTCCAGCATCGACCGGACGGAGGAGCTCAGAAGATTGCTGACATCGATACCGTCCGGCGTGGTAGCGATCTCCAGAGCCTCTGCAGGATCATCCTCGCGTTTGATTTCCTTAGGGATCAGGTTGTACGCCTGCAGGGCTTCGTTGATTTTTGATACTGGTATGTACTTGTGCGACCAGCAGATCAGATCATCGGGTGACTTGCCTCCGTAGAACAGGTTTACAGCTTGGGTCGCTCGCCGATCTGAACCGGGGATCTGCTCAGCAACTTCCCTGACGAACCACTGGTAAAAATCAGGGTCGACAACGGGTCTTTCGAGTCCAAAAACGAGACGGAAGCGAGGCCACTCTGGTGTCGTACTCGGCGAGTAGTACGCGAAGCTCAGGTACTTTTTACATATATCTAGCTCTAGAGCTTCTTTTACATTCAGCTCTTGCTTTTGAACTTTGTTTCCATTCTCATCTTTGTGATCTGCTTGATTATCAATGTCGATAATAATCAGACCAGCTTTAATCGTTCCGGTCGAATCTTTTACTCTCTTTCCGTTAACCAAGTGCCACGCGCACAGACCATCCCCAGCCGCTGTGGCTTTGGCGATGCCCTCAGCACCCGCTTCTGATGCTTCCCAGTTCTCATTAAATGATTTGAAGTTTCCACCTGGATTTATCTTTCCAGTTTTGGGGTTTACAAATTGACGAACTTTTTGATTTTTGGAGTAGAAGAAGAGCATGGTCCCTCTGCGCAGAGCCATTGTGCCACGGATCCCCGCGTGGATGCTGGACTTTAATTAAAAAACCCGAGCCTACGCAAGCTGAGTCTCATAAAACTTACGTAAGACTTCAAACCACATCTGTTTATCTTTTTTCAAATCTTCTGGGCCGAAAGTAAATACCTGAACAGAGAATTCAGGGATTGCTGTACTTACAATAATTTGCGTCTTGTTGATTGTGATTCCTAAGCAAGTTTCGGCTGCGATTGCGTAAGCAGCTAATTGCAGTTTGGTTTTCTTTAATTTAAATACTCCGGAGACGAGCGCCTTTCGGAGTTTTTCCTCCATCTGGACTTTGGCGCTGGGGAATTTATAACTGTACGGACCGTTACTGGTCTTGAAGTCACCCAGGATTAATTCGCCGTTTCCGTCCTGGTAGATGATGTCAGGGCACCCGGCGTACCCCTGAGCTTTGATCGGATCGTAAAAGTGAAGACGACCCACACCGTCATCACCGACATACTTATGCCATTCCGGCTTGTTATATGGTTTTTCGCTCCATAGAACGCGACCATTCTCTAGCAGTTCGTCTACTTTTTCTGGTACATCCTTCCAATATGGAGCGTATTGAGGCGGGGGGCTTACCATCAGCCCCCTGATGTGATTCTCAACGCTGTTGTGGATCCACGTCCCCCTTTCTGCTGCCATATCGGCAGCGCCGGGGTTAGCCAGATTCCAATGCGCTAGCTTCTTACGTGTTTCCTCGGTCTGCGTGGCAGAAAGGACGCTTGTTACGGACGGAAGCGGAACATTAACACCATCACATCTGTAATGACGTAATCCGTTGAGAGTAAGTCGTGTTTGGGACACGTTGGATGTGTCAACTTGGACACATCTTAGTCGATTAAATCAGAATGCCATCGAGAAAAGTCGAGGCTCCTCGGGACCATCGTCGTCATCACTATCATCATCTTCCTCTGCCTCATCTTCGTCCTCGTCTACAAAAAACTCGGACTTCTGGTATTCGATATCTTTAGTGCGGCTTGTCAACTCTTCGGTGAGACAAAGACCTGCTGAAAAACTTTCAACAACAATCTCCGCGCACTGCTGGGCATCTCGGATCTCTCCTTCAGGGGAGACGCACTCTTCAAGGAGCTGTGCTGATACCAGTAAGGCAATAACCCGATCGAGTTTTTCATTCGTCTTGTCTAACCTATCGCACACAGCACGCTGGAACTTTTCAAGTTTACTTGATTGCGATGTCATCGAGGGGAGGGAGCGTTTGAGCTGCGTCCCAATTTACAGCGTATGACACGTGAGTGCCGTCCATCCACTTGTCCGGTCGCTGAAAAACGAACCAGCAGCTCGTGACGGAATCGCGAGACGCGCTGACAGAACTGAAACGCGGCCGTGGCGACAGGACGATCATGTTCGACATCTTGTTCGAGAGCAAGAAGCTTCGGCGCTTAGCCACAGGTTCTATAAACGACAAACGATCTAAGACGGCAATTCCTTCCCGTGCGATCTGAATCCCGTAGTCAAGTATGTACTCACTGTATTCATTAAGTCCGGTTGTATTTGCGATAACCCAGTCGTATTGTTTACCCCGCATGGTTGTCCACCAAATCGGGTTTACTAAGTTATCGCTGTCTTTGTTAGTTGTAACTGTAAGATTGTGAGCTCGCAGCTGATCGCTGAGCGTATCGTTTGGATCATATGGGACTAGAACTGAGCCTTGGATGTAGCTGTTCTTGATCAGTTGATGCGTCACGCCTTCAGGGATTGTGTAAAACGATGCCATGCGTAAAACGGAAGAATGTGTGGAGCTTAGCAAATGGGTTGGTCTTTGACCGCTTCTGTGATTAACGTTGAGAAAGCTGCTGTCTCGGTATGCAACTCGACTGGATGAGTCAAGAACAGGAGTTTTTACATAATCGAGTGATGATGGACGCGAAGAAGTTAGATAGAGACGGATTACTTCAAATTTTTGAAATGGTCCATAAACAATCACTCATCAACAAACGTTTGTTTTCCTGCCTCGCCTCATGGTGCGCTCGCAATCAAGTCACTCTTCCTGCTTTTGATGAGTTGTTAGCAAGTAGAGAGGTTGCTCACCCTGTGGATACTCCTGAAACCCCAGCCGCTTGAGATATTTAGCTAAGGCAGCGGTCCGCTCCGTACGAGGCATAATCATGAGAGGTTTGGCGTTCGTAACTTCTAAGTGAATCTTTAGTATCTCCAGCGCTGTACGTAAGGCAGCCAGTGAGCGGAGTCCCTGCTTAGTGAGGACTGAGCGAGCTCTTTTGTTCTTGCGGTTTCGATACCAATCGTTTGCCGCACGTTTCGACTTGTGGATCGCCAGACCCACGTTGTAGGCAAAACCTACATCCTCTACAAAGAGGCTTACCCACTCACCATCTTGCTTTATTTTTGTTGAGATGCAGTTGAGATACATAATAAAAGCGGCCTTTCGAAAAAGACCGCTGCCTTGGCTTCGTTTTTACGTTAGCTCAGAAATCAATCCCGAGTGCTTTTGCTTGCTCTTCGGTTAGTTCTACCTTCTTCGCTTTAGGAGAAGGTGGTTCGGCAGACTTCAGAGCCTTGGCTTCGGGTTCGGGTGCAGCAAACGTACGCTCGGGAGCTTGACCCCGCGTGGATGCGAAATCAGCTTTAAGTGCAGCGTGATCGCTGCCCAGAGGAAGCTCGATCAGATCAGCGCCGGGGATGCTGCTCTTCAGTGCGTTCGCCGCCATGCCTGTTCCGTCCTTGGCCAGCCACTCGGACACGTCTTTGAGGAGCTTTTCCTCATCGTCGTTCTGAGCAGGACGATCGCTGAAGTCCAGGCAGTTGAAGTTGATCTTCGCCCCGTCGGCACCAGTCATCGGATCACGCTCGTTAAATGAGCGGGTCACGAACTTGGTTGAAGTGATAACAGACGCACAGTTAATGCGGTTGTTATACAGGGTTTGGAAATAAGCGATGAAGTTCTTTTGGCTGGATTTGCCAGAGATCATCGAAGTCGTGACGCACCGAGGAGGTAGCAACCTGTGGTGAGGGGATACACCGATGTACGCGATACGAAGGAATTCCTCCTGATTGCGCATACCCAGGTTTCCGAAGTACGGGGTGAATCCGATGAGAATGAATTCAATCGGAATACCGTTGTCGTTGCGATCTACGATTGCGTTGTCGGGATCAACGTCAGATTTCCAGCGACGAGCTTGAAGATCAATGCGTAGAGTGTGAGGCGGAATGTTGCAGAGAATTTCGGATTCCGAAAAGTCACCAGCGATAAACATGATCAGCAGAAATCAGAGGGAAAAGTCGATTGAACCGAGAGCAGCAGCAGCAACCTTGCCTTTTTCAGGGTCGGCTGCTTTGACAGGCGCTTTACGTGAAGCCTTAGGCAGGTAAAGAACCTTATCCAGATTGTAGTTGAGGTAAGACTTGTCGTCCTTTTCGGAGGTCGAGACTTTACCAACGCCAATCGTCGGGGTTCCGGGAGCCAGCTCAGCGAGTTGTGCGGAAAGCCCACCCCATGCGGAGAGCTTCATCCATGCAGTTTCTTGGTCTTCGGTCTGCCATGCGAGAGATCTGTTGGTGACGGTGTTGTCGCCAATTTCCATCTCCTCAGCTTTGGGACCCAAGCCACCGGTCGCGATGAAGAGGTTGATTGCCAGGAGATCTTGGAAGTTATCCTCGGTCACCACGAGCATGGGCTGCATCTGCAGCACACCGTCAGGAGTAGGCCGCGTGGGACCAATCGCCAGGACGGTTTGACCTTCTTCAAATTTTTTCAGGAGGTTACCAACGTAGTGGTCAGCTTTCTGTAGGAGTTGAACTTTCGTTGCAACACGTTTTTCGTTAGAGGGCAGCGACTCTGCCAGCACATTTACAGTTCCTTCGTCTTCAGCGGCGCTCGCTGTGACCCGAAGGCCAAGGATAAAAACGTTCATTGTTCCGGTTTGGTTTGGGTGTCCGACCGCAGTCGAACCGCACTATGGTACCAGCGCCGAGCCGGTTTGGCGATCAAATCAGGCTACTTCCTGTAAATGCCTGTAGATTGTTGCTCTGTGTACATTTAAAATTTTGGCGATCTGGACTACGCTTGCACCTTCCCGTCGTTGTGCTTTGAGGATCTCGATATCGCCTGGAGATAGCTTGGAGTGCTTTGCCGTTTTGTAATCAAAGTGCAACGGGTTGATGCAGTTTGGGTTCCCGCAGCGTGGCTTTGGATAACAGTTGTCTTTAGGGATGTCCAAATATAAGAGAAACGAATAACGGACGTATACTCGTTTTCCTAATACGTAGAAGCACGGTTGCTTATTTGAGAACGATCCTTCCCACTCAGAACACTTCGTGTACTCGAAGTTGTTGAAAGCTAGGTCGCGGAATAGTTTAGCTAAAGCAGACTCTTCGATTTGTTCGTAGCTTATAGAATATTGTGTAGCGTCTACAGCTCTACAAATGTCTACAGCCTGAGCTTGGACGTGAGCTGTGTCGTTGGACTGGACGGCGAGGACTAACTTTTTGTCGTTACGTTCAAGTTTAATTGAGTACTGATTCACTTCTTATCTCTTTTATCCTGCGCTTTATTGATTAATTGCTGAGCTTGCTTACCGATGTCGATTCCCTGCTTTTCCGCAATTCGTTCGATCCTCGCAGCACTTGCACCACTAGAAATCAGAGCCTGAGCGCCAGCTTGCGTGATTCTTCCGGCATCCGTGGCCTGCGCGACTTGTTGAACTTGAGTCTTGAGACCTGTGGGGGCCTGCGCAATCGCTTGTACTTGTGCGCGGTCGACAGCGCTCTGCGCCTTACTACCGAGAGACACACCAGCAGCGCGAGCTTGTTTTTCGATTTGAGTGGGATCGACGCCTTGAGACAGCAGACCCTTGACTCCAGTTTTACCGAGATTAGTTGCGCCTCCGGCAGCTTCAGCAGCTTGTTTAACTTGAAGGCGGACCGGAACTGTTGGGGCTGTCGAGGGAGCAGCTGTGGACGCAACCGGAGCCTCAGTGCTGGTTGGTTCGGCGGCACCGGGTTCCATCTGCTGAGAAGATGTCATACCCCTAGCTGCCTCTTGGATGCTGCTCAGGATACCGCGACCCTGTTCAAGCAGACTTTCGAAAGGCGAATAGTCAAACTCTGGCATTTCATATTTCGGAAGGGCAACCGAGGATTGAGAGGAAGACCCGACTTGTGTTGGGGCCGTCATCCCAGTCGGAGTTTGAGTCGGCGCACTACCGGAATAGCCGAGACGGCTGCCTCGTCCTTGAGGTCCAGTAGGACCAAACTGGATGTTAAACGGTGCGCCGTAAGTTAATTTACCTTCAAGGTTATATTTCTGAAATTCGGATCCGGGGATGGTTTCATCTGGGCTGACTGCAGTTACACCAGTGCCCGTGGCGGTAGGAGCACCTTCGACTGGTTTTTCTACTTCTTCTGGTTTTGTGCTGGGGGTCAGTGTCCCTAGATCCAGCTCGGGAAATAATTGTGCCAGCGTGCTCTTCGAAACACCCACTTCGGGGCTAACGCCGAAAGATGTTCCGGCTAACGAAAAACCGTACGAAGGACGACGCCGAACAGCCACGCGACTAAATCTATCTCCTATGATCGTAGCAAGTTTTCGATCACTAAATCACGTACTCACTGTTTAGTCGGTGTGCTTTCATTTCATTTCTTCGAAAAATCTTCGAAGGTAATGCCCCTTGCGAACAACCATATCTAAAGTCTTCATTGTACACAGAGCTTCTTCGTAGCTCTTAAAAACCTCTGCTTTTTCTTTCTTACCGTTGTACATGACCAGGGTCTCGCCCTGGATGGCGTTTTCGACAAACTCCCCGCGTGGGTTCAGGATCACCCAGACCTCTCGGAACTTTAAATACGGGCGCGAGGACATCTCCTCCTCGGTGTAGAGGGAATTTACCTTCGCTATCTTAGTGCTTTTCTTAGATTGCGCACTATTTACTTTTTTCTTAACGTTCAGCGTGATGCTGTTTTTTCGTTTCTCTGCTCTGGCTGCGTTGCACGCTACAAGGGGTGACTCGTATAGGGACGGGAGGAAATAAAGTCCATCATCTGCATTAACAACCGCCACGTAGGTCTTTCCTAACTTAATAGCAAAGACCTCTTTTTCTGCTGTTTTTTCGATTTTAACTAGTTCACTCATTTAGCGGCCCATGAATCACCAACATTCGCATCTGCTGATGCTGGGACAGATGTTAACACTTTTTGAGCTGCTTGGATCATGGCGGTTTCCAGCACCTCCTTGTATTTATTAGCAAGATCCTCTCTTACTTCCAGCACAATTTCGTCGTGCACACACGCGACCATTCGCACATTTTCATCTAAGTGTTCGTTCAGATCTGCGATGGCGATCTTCAGGATGTCTGCGCCGCTGCCCTGGATCAAGGTGTTGGCTGAGCACATCATTGTCGCATCGTCATAACTCAGAAGCCTGCGCCGTCCGCACGCTGTACGTACATAAGCCCAGCCGTCCTCTACCAGAGCCGCCCTCTCCCGGTGCCACATGCGCAGGCGTGGGTATGCAGTATGGAAGGCCGCGTGTGCGACTTTCGCTTCTGACAGAGAAAGCATCTTCCCACTCTGTGCTGCATATGTCTTGTATTTTCTGTAGCCCATTCCGTAGAGCAACGCGAAGTTCAGAGTCTTTCCATCTTGTCGTTCATCTTTAGACACTTCGTGTAAGTCCTTCTTGTAGATAAGACTAGCAGTCATTGTGTGTAAATCAATGTCATCTTTAAATGCCTGTCGCATCTGAGGGATGTTGATCAGTTCCGCACCGAGTCGTAGCTCGATCTGAGCCCAGTCGCAGATCACCAGCTTGAATCCCGGCTCCGCGATGAAGCACTCCCTGAATTCTTTACCTCTTGGAACTTGCTGGATGTTGACTGCAAAAACTGTTTTCTTTTCCCTTTTAGCTGTCTTCGGAGCACCGTTGCTTGTGAAGCGCCCTGAGTTCGCACCTGTTTGGTTGTAACCAGAGTGAATACGGAGCGTTACGGGATTTACATTTTCTAGCAGCTTGGTGATGTGTTCTAGTTTTGTCTCCACTTTTACCCGCTGCCTGTAGAGGTTCAGCGTGGGGTCGTCGCTATCGAACTCTGCGAGAGCGATTTGGTTGAGGGTTTTCTTCTCCGTCTTGGCGTCTCTAGGCAGCTCGATATCGCAAGCAGTAAAGGCAGAGATAACCTGCGTCGTGGATCCAGGATTAAAATCTTTTTTCGGTCTCTTACCGACTGCGACCTTTCCATCAATTCCCCGAGGAAGTTTCAGATCTGTCGGAAGTCTATCGTCCAGTGATTTAACGAACTGTTCGGTCTTCTGTTCCAGCTCTTCTTCAATAGACGCTTTGAGCTTGTTTAACTTAGTCAAATCGACACAGAATCCTTTGTAGCTCATCATTGCCACGGGGCGGACGCACTTGGATTCGAGCCCATAGACGGGTAAAAGGTTCTCCTCCTTTAGTTCTGCTAACTGCGATGCCGCGATGCGTGGAAGGATATCGACGTCTCCTGCGGCGTACTCGATTTGTTCGATGTCGAGTTCTTCGGCACCCCAGTCAGACTTCTGCTGCTCCTTACTGATTTCAATTTCGAGCCTACGTTCCGCCACAGCTTTCAAGCTGCAGCTGACGTCTGTGAAGTATGTAGTCTGAGATTTTGGACTGACCCGTTTCTCTTTAAAGCCAGAGCGAAGGACGCGCTCTGCGACGTACGTGTCGAAGATCTTGTTCTTAAAATCAATCCCGATCGATAGCAGAAACTGGAAGTCGAAGTTCATGTTGTGCGCCAGCAACATGGCGCGAGATTCTATAAGTTCCTTAAGTTCCTCGTTTGGTTTGAACTTAAATAGATCTAGGACATAAACGATACGATCCTCGATCTCCGGCGTGGCGTCACAGAGCTGCAGTAAGCGGAGTTTCGCGATCGTCGCTTGCAAACCCGTTGTTTCGCAGTCCAAGCACATTTTTGGAATCTGCTTTAACTCGGGCAGAACTTCCTTGAACTGTTCGGCTGTTTGGATGTAACGGACTTGCATGAGGAGAATGATGATAGAGAAATGAAAAGCCCCGCCGAAGCGAGGCTTGCAGTCTACTCTGGTTACTAAAGGCTGACTTAGGAACCCTGACGGCGCGACGCAAAGAAGTTAAGGATGTACTCGTTCGAGTCTGCCCAGAGGAGACTGACGTCTTGTCCCCGCTTCGTCAGTCGGAGGTTGTAGTACACGCGCTGCATCGTGTTGCCGCTCGCCCCGTCTAACGATCCGTACGACATCTGCGACTTCTGCTCTACGAGTCCGTTCTTCATACACCAGTTCATCCCTTCACGGAGGGACAAGTACATCGGACTGACGTGGAACGTATCTTTGCGGTCAACCCCTGCCCGTAAGACTACTGGCTCGAAGTTGCCCAGCTCTTCGGACCACGTAAATCCTTTATACAGTATTGAATCGTGCGGGACTTTATTGTTTGATGCGTCGATATCGTTTACGTAGAAGATGGCAATCTTCCGAAGAGTGTTCCAGTCGTTGAACTCAGAAAAGTAGTCCAGAATCATTGCTGCTCCCACAGCCCAGTAAGACTGAGACTTGTGGAGCTCTTCGATCAGAGCCTCTGGACCTTCCCAGACTGTTTTCTGAGTAGCCGGGCGACCGGCCTTCATCTTCTTAGCCGGTTTGCCGACGGAGATCTTCCAAGCCAGCGATGCCAGCTCCTGCGATCCCATAGTGACCGCTATCTCGAACAGGGCTTTGCTATCGAGCTTCGAGATATCGAAGACTTCGCTCAGCTCAATGGTTGGGGTGGAGCGGCTGTTCCTAACGGTTTTGATCAGCGTGGCAGCCTCCCCCTGTTCGAGAGGGGTGCCGTTGAGAAGAAATTGAAAAGTCATGTACAAGAAAGGTGAGAGGTCATGACAAGGAGCATACTAGCCCATTACTCGGATCCTTGCTCAGGGGTCGGCGCCTTCGCAAGAGAGCTCTGAATAAAGCTTGAATTGGAAGAATTCCGTGACAAGGTTGATTGTCAAGTCTTTAAGATCCAAGATTGTAAGTTTTACATTTTCGTCTGTTATGTCCATTCCATACTGTTCGCTGAGTACGTCTGATATAAAATAAAAATACTCCATGTTTGACTTTGTGTTTGATATCCAGAAATAACCGTAACCTGATTCGCCTGAAGGGCAAGCATACGCAACTGAGTTGCCTTGGTAGTCGAATCTAGAGAACTCTGTTGGGGTCTTATCCAATAACTCTTTATCTAGTAGATCTTGAACCCAGTGAAGAAGGTCTTGCATACCGCCTGAAGGAGTTTTGTATGCGTTTTTGATCTCCTCCAAAGATTTCTGAATGTTATCTAAATACATGGTGCTTACGTCAGATGGCAAACCAGGCTAATTCGCCTTGACCCGTCCGACCCGCTACGTACAGCTTCCCTGACGAACTGTCGTAAAAGAATTCGCCAGGGTTTTCAGGTTCCGGTTGCGTCCGTTCGTTTTTGTGGGATCGACCTTTATATTCGTCGATCAATTCCCTGAGTACGTCGCTCATAGCACACACTTAGGTTAACGGATACACTTTTGAATAACATCAATCGAGTCGATGTTATTCGAAGTGTCTACAGAGTAAGTCTCATCGCTGAATTGCTTACACACGTCAGGAACGGACATATCCAGACAAATGGTCGTAATCTGTGCGCCGGTTTCGTTCTTTAAGCTCTCGACCCTTGAAATCCAGGCGGGGCTGGCTTCAGAGTTACCGTCAGTCAGAACAAGAATGTCGGAATTTTTCAAGTTCTCTTTTTGACCGACCACGTGGGAGAGCACGGAGTTAAAGCTCGTTCCACCTCCTAGTGTCCACCCCGCCACGAAGTCAATAAGTTCCTTCGTGTTTTGTGTTCCGCTTTTTATCTCCACACTGTTTCCCACGACGGTATCAAACAGGTGAATTCGGACGGCACGTTTATCTAACAATGCCTGCTCTGAGATGACTAGGGCTATCGCCTTGCTCCACAGCTCTAATTCTCCGTGCATCGACCCGGATACGTCGACGTACATGACTACAGGGCCGCGACCTAAGTCTGTTCTGGACGCGGTGTAGTCTTTTGTGAGAATCGTTTTCTGTGAGTACTTCAGAGCAAACAGTGCTTGCCCCTCCTTCGAGCCCGCCAAAGCGAGCTCTGTGGGGAATGCGTTGATCACGCTGTCGCTGAACTTAGCGCCGGTCACCGCTTCGTAGTTCGATTTGGCTGGCTTGGCACGTTTGCGTTCAGTCCACACCCGACGCAGCGCACCAAGCTTTTTAGCGATCTGTTTGAGTGTCTTGTTTCTGCTCAAACGAGCTGCAAGATTACGTTTCTCCTGTAAATCATTAAGCATTTTGCCGTTACCTGGCATTGAGCCGAACAGGCTATTCATCTCCTCATTCTGTTCGTCGCTCTCGTTTAGAACTTTGTCGACGATTGTGTTTGCCTCAGCTTGAACCTGAGATTTAAGATTTTGCAGAGCGTTGTGAATCTTCTGTCCTAGTTCTTTACCTTGCGCTCTCGCTGCGTTTGCTTCAGCCTTGTCTCCGTCTTGTACAGCTTTGTTGTACTGGTCGCGGAGTTGTTGTAACTGATCGCCAGACCCGATCAGCAGCTGTACATCGAGCGTATTTTGCTCGATTGCGTCCTCAATGACTTTGGAAATCTCGTTGAGGATCCGTACAGAGTTGTTACCTGAATTGAACTGCTCGCCCACGCAACGTTGAAGCAGCGTGGGCCATGCAGCGGCTTGGGACAAATCGCCCATGATTGAATACCAGAGAGCATTCTCTGGTTTGTATCCCTTAGGTGTAGTCGTTGTGTCGCCGTCGCAGACTGCACGAAAGTACTCTTCGAAGTCTTCGTCGCTGATCAGCCACTTAACTTCGTCAGCGCTGTACAGACGTTCAAAAACTTCCTTACCAAACCTTGAGAGTTGTTTGATGTTGTACGTATCAACGAGATACGTAACGTTAGGCTTCGTGTCGCGGATGAAGTCTTCCCAAAGGAAGTCTGCTAGTGCTGAGCAAATGAGCGTCAGTGGTTCGTTATGTACAAGACGAACAAACTCGGAGTTCTTCTGGAGATTCATGATTAGTGAGTAATTTCGTTGAGAGCTTGAGCAATCGTGTCGCAGTTGTTTTGCAGGTTTTGAGAGAGCTTTACGGCTTTCGACCTAACAGCAACGCTCATCCGAATCCTAGAACCATCCAAAAGCTCGTCTACTTTGTCCCTGACCGTGTTCATATCCTTGTGATATTTCCGCAGGTGAATAACAAGGTCGTTGAGAGAACCGATGTTGTTCTGTTGTTGGCGAGTACGCAGCGAAGAGAACTCGGTCATAATTCCGCTGGCAGCTCGCTTTGCGTCTGCGAACAACCGCTCCGCCGTGGGAACTTCCTGCTCAAGGATTTCGATGAT